CATTGTCTAATATTCCTGATCACGAACATGATTTAAGAGCCAATGCAGGAACACAGTTTTTTGCATTTAGAAACTCAAGCACTGTTATTCCTGATACTAACTATATCACAGGACAAGGTCCTACGGCATCCGGCACTGGGCAATATCTTCCAACTAGTGGCGGCATTGACACTGCTGGTAGTCTAGGGGTTGCTTTCAGTATCATGAATCCCTACATGACAGTTAACTATATCATTTACACTGGTAGATAATAAAAATGACGTATAATATTAACAAAACTGATGGATCATTGTTAGCACAAGTAGCAGATTCTGCAATTGACCAAACATCTACTGATATTACTTTAATTGGTAAAAACGTCAGTGGGTATGGTGAATATATAAATGAAAATTTTATAAAAATTCTAGAAAATTTTGCCAGTTCGACACAACCCAACAATCCCATAGCAGGACAGTTATGGTATGACACAACAAGCGGACGTCTTAAAGTATATAACGGTACCGGTTTTGGAGTAGGCAGTGGCCCTATTGTTTCAGGATCACAGCCTACTAGTTTTGTCGAAGGTGACTTTTGGATCGACAATATCAATAAACAACTATATTTTTATGATGGTGTCGATTTAACATTGGCAGGTCCAGTCTATAAAGATACTCAGGGAAAAAGTGGTTTTGAAGTTATTACAATAGTAGATTCATTTCTGATTGAACACACTGCGGTTTTTCTATGGATAGGTAATAGTCTACTTGGAATTTTCAGCAAAGACACTGCATATACTCCTTTAAATCCGATCACGGGATTTACTGGACAAATTAGACGAGGATTTAATCCTGGTACATTAACTGGTCAGAAATTTTACGTTACAGCATCTGCTGCTGATGCATTGGTAGCACCTAGTGGTGCATTAAAAACTACCAGCAGTTTCATGCTTACTGAAGAAAATACCAGCACAGTAGGCACTGTTACAATTCAAAACTCTACACCTTTAATACTTGGTCCTAATCAAAATAATGAAATTAGAACCAGTTTAACTTTGATAGAACACATCAGTAACAACACAGGGCAAGATTTTAAAATTAGAACCAAAACAGGTGCTGGTTTAGAAGATGCTTTTACAATCCGTACTACTGATCAAAGAATAGGTATCTATAAATCCAACCCAGTGGCCACATTGGATGTGGGCGGCGATGTTTTTATCAGCGGCAGCTTAACAGTTAAAGGTGCAACTACCACAATAGAAACTACTAATTTAACTGTTGAAGATAGAGTTATTACTTTAGCAAAATCTAGTGACAGCACTGCCAGTGAAGATTATGCAGATGGTGGCGGGTTTATTGTTACAGGTACACCAAATCACTCTATGTTATGGGAAAAAGACAATGGAGTCAGTGGTGGCCAATTTAATATCAGCGATAATGTCAATTTATTGGTTGGCAAAGAAATCCGCATAAACGGACAATTGGTATTAAGTTCAACAAGTTTAGGAGCAAGTATTACCAGTGCTCCTGGTATTACTAGTTTTGGACCACAAACACAACTAACAGTTGATAATATCCTTATAGACGGTAATACTATTTCTACTACGGACGTTAATGGTAATTTGATATTATCTCCTCAAGGCACTGGAGTTGTCGATGTTGTTTCCAGCCGCATTATTAATGTTACTGATCCGTCTGGCGCACAAGATGCAGCTACTAAAAATTCTGTAGAAACTTTTGTTAAAGGCAGAACTCTTGCAGTGACAATTGATTGTAGTGATTTTACAGTGGGTAATATTGACACTAAAGTGGGTATTATTTTAACTGCACTGTATCCGCCTGGATCCTATCAAAACGGAACTCTTGCTGAAGTGCTGTGTACCAGCACTCAAGCCCAGTTTACGGCTATTGATGTAGCCAGTCAGATTTCTAGAACTTACAAAGCCGTATTAAGTATAGACGGTTCTACACAAGAAAATGTGTTAGAAGATTTCAGTATTGGTAGTGTTCCTACTGGTAGTGCTACTATCACAGTTACACGACTATTCAAGCAGTTTCAAATACAAAGCGGAGTCTGGGCTAAGACCATAGAACGTGGTGCTGGCTATACCACGGGCCTCGGACTGTGATTTTGATATAAATATAGAATAAAGGGGTTTGGTAATGTCCTATAGTGTAGATAGATATCGCGGGTCAGCAACTTATACAGTTGAGGACGGCACCATTGATAGTAGTTTAGATATCAAATTAATTGGTAAAAATTATGCCGGTTATGGAGAGTTACAAAATGAAAATTTTGTACATTTATTAGAAAACTTTTCAGGAGCCGATGCACCTGCTCGGCCATTAAGCGGGCAACTTTGGTTTGACAGTTCCAACAGTAAACTTAAATTTTACGATGGCATCAAATTTAGAACCACGGGTGGCGCCGAAGTTGGCCCTAATGCTCCTAGTGGACTGACTACTGGTGATTTTTGGTGGGACAATGTTAATAAACAATTGTACTCATGGGACGGCGGCGCATTTGTTCTAGTAGGTCCGTTAGGGGTTTCTGGTGCCGGTACCACACAATTTCGATCTAGAAATGTGTTAGATACACTGGGTAATAGTCATGCTGTTATTGAATCCATCGTCGATGGCGTCACAATTTTTATAATTTCTGCAGATGAATTTACCTTGAACGTTAGCAATGCAATTACTGGCTATAGTTTAGTTAAAAAAGGAATTACCTTAATTTATTCAAGTTCGGGAATAACATCAACAGATCATGTGTATTGGGGAACTTCTAGTAATTCTTTAAAATTAAACGGATTAAGTTCTAGTGATTTTGTGTTAGCATCGGCATCTAACTTTAGCGGTCTTGTTAGTTTTGCAGACGTGGGCTTTAGAGTAGGTAACGATAATGATCTACGAGTTTTTGTCTCAGGCGGTGATACTCCTACGATTCAAAACCAAGTTGGTAATACTATTACCTTCCAAACCACATCAGCCAGCACCACAGTAACTCCGCTGAAATTAGTAGCAGAAGATGTGTTACCTGGTGTAGACAACACTACAGATTTAGGATCTTCAGTTTTAAAATTTGCCACTGTTTATGCAAACAGTTTTAACGGGCCTGCTACGCAATCTGACAGTTTAAATGTTGGTGGAACATATCGAACAGCCGCAGTTGCTGCTACAATCAACACAGTAGCAGTAAGAGACGGATCAGGTAATCTGGCTGCTAATATTTTTAATGGAACAGCAACTTCTGCGCAATATGCTGACTTGGCTGAAAAATATCTGCCAGATGCAGAATATTCTGTAGGAACTGTTGTGTCGGTCGGTGGCAGCAAAGAAATAACAGCCAGTAACTCGGGTGACAGAGCAATAGGTGTAATCAGTGAAAATCCAGCGTTTATGATGAACAAGGATTTAGAGGGAGGAGTGTATGTTGCCTTGAAAGGACGAGTTCCTGTAAAAGTTGCAGGCACTGTGATCAAAGGACAGAGATTGGTAGCGGCCAATGATGGTACTGCTGTTATTTCAGCAGCACATAATTCAAATGTGTTTGCTATTGCTCTAGAAACAAATGCAGATGCTGGTATCAAACTAGTTGAATGTGTAATATTATAAAGGATTAGTGATGCCATCTGGTGTATTTCCAAAAGTAACAGGCGAATTAATTTTTGCAGCCGATTATAATACCATACAGTCTACCATAGCTGCAGTAATGGGTATAGGTGCAGGAGATGAAGGGTACGGACAAGAAATTGTTAGTAGTCAGATTGTTCCAGGCACTACTGCACAAGTTATTCAATGGTCAAGATTGCGTACCGATATGATTCTAGCCAGGCAACATCAAACTGGAGTAAGTGAAAGCAGCAATTTGGCATTAGCATCTAGTGCTATCAGTATCGACAGCACATTGGCCAATCAATATTTTACTTTTGCTAATCTTGTAAGATCGTCTAGATTAACATTAGCAACCACTGGAGGCAACAGTTCTACAGAAACATTAGTAAATCAAACTAGAACCGCCAGTTGGAATGGTACATTAACACACACTGTAACAATAACTTTTCCTGGATATACCACTGGTGGGTTAACAGTCAGTGCAGTTAATCATGCACGAGCATTTTTTAATGGTGGTGGCCAAATTTTAATCAGTGCAGCAAAAAGTGGCGGATCTACGTCAGCATCTAAAAACATCACGTGGACCACAATGTTAGGAGACGGCACTACTCCTAGTGGATTTGGTACTATATCTTTTAACTATACTGCTACTACCACAGTTGTTGGCACAGCATCATCTGCTGGTACAACATACGGTATTGGATGGTACGACCTGTCTACCAGTGACCAACTGATTTTTAACAAAGCAGCACCTGCAGGCAACTACGCTGCCAATGATTATGAAGTATATGCTCGTAGAGATGCAGGGTCTACCCAACTAATTCTTACCATTCAATTCAAAGATGATGCAGGTCCTAATCCAAATATCGACGAAGATATTGATGGCAATTTGCAAAGTTTAATCCGCCAAGTTCGCCCATCAGGATCCAACGTGTCAGTACCAACGCCCACAGCATCGGGCTCTGGTCTGATTTAATCAAAACAAATCACTCACTATTTTTTTCTAGATAATTACTTGTAACTATCTAGGAAATTTCTATGGATGAACGCTTAGAAAAAGCATTTCAAACAGCCAATTTTATGGCTACTTTAAATCTTTCACGCAAAACTGCCTTTGAAGAATTTAAACAAGGTCTAATATTCTATCAAAATGGTTGTAGTTTTACTGCAGATTTAGAAACAATAACTAAAATTCACATGTTGTCTTTGCATGAAGAATCTGCAATCGTTGTTGATAATAATAATATTCCTATGGAAGTAGCAGATTTAAAAGATTTTTTGAATAAATGTTTAACATTATACAAAAAAGAATCTGAGAAATATCTTGCCAAATACAACAACATAAAAAAGCAAAGAAATATCTCTAATTTAATTAATCTATGACTAGAGGTTTTTTAATTTTTGCTCAGAATAATTCTGATGTTGACTACTGCAAGATCGCCACATTTTGCGCCCGTCGTCTTAAGAAATACATTGATTTGCCAATCACATTGGTAACTGACAGTAAGGAATGGTTATTAACTAGTCAGCCAGATGCTGTTGAATTATTTGATCAAATTATCACAGCATACACTGACACTACACAGCAACGAAGATTTAGTGATGGATCTTTATACAGCAAACAATTAGTCTGGAAAAATCTTTCCAGGGTGGAAGCATATGATCTAAGTCCCTATGACGAAACAATTATTTTAGATAGTGACTACATTGTTTCTTCCGATTACCTTGCACACCAATTCGATCACGAAAATGATTTAGCATTATTTAGAAATAGTCACGATTTAGCACAATGGCGAAATGTAGAATCATTTGAATTTATCAATGATCAGAGTATTCCGTTTTATTGGGCTACAGTTGTATTTTTTAGAAAAAATAAATTTACAGAATCATTTTTTGAGTTGTTAAAACACATTAGAAAAAATTGGGGCTACTATAGATTGCTTTATAAAATTGATTCAAAAATGTATAGAAACGATTTTGCATTTAGTATTGCAATACATATTTTTAACGGAAACATTGACAGCCCAGTAGTGTCAATTTTGCCAGGCAAAAAGTTTTACACTTTAGATAAAGATGTAATGATTGACATTTCAGATGATAAGTTTAAATTTTTGTTAGAAAAAGAAAAATATCTAGGCGAATATATTGCGTTAAAAACTCAAGGGATAGATGTGCATGTTATGAACAAGTATAGTTTGTTGAGGTTAATCGATGACGGAAAGTAATCAAGGATTTTTTGTTGTAGCACAAAATTCGTTAGACTGTGACTATGTTAAACAAGCATACTATCTTGCCAAAAGTATTAACCGCAGCCAGTCAACTATAAAAAACATATCACTTATGACTAACGACACAGTGCCTGCGGAGTATGTTTCTGCTTTTGATAAAATAATTAAAATTCCATTTGAAGACCATGCACTAAACAGTGAATGGAAAGTGCAAAATAGATGGAAAGCATATCATGCTACACCGTATGAACGCACTATTTTACTAGATGCAGACATGTTGATATTGTCAGATTTAGACAATGTCTGGAAACAGTTGCAAGATAAAAATTTATATTTTACCAGTCAAGTTAAAAACTTCAGGGGAGATATACTCACTGATCGAGTTTATCGAAAAACATTTATAGAAAATTCTTTGCCTAATCTTTACAGTGGATTTTGTTATTTTAAAAAATCAGATGAAAGTTTAGAATTTTGGAAATTAGTCGAATTTATAACATACAACTGGGAAAAATTTTATGGTGAATTTAGTCCTAAAAATTATCAAAAATTTTACAGTCTTGATGTTACAATAAGCATTGCGGCTAAAATTTTAGGACTTGAAAACTGTTTTGATTCAAATCAAATTTGTAGTTTCACTCACATGAAGTCATTAATACAGGGGTGGCACAGTGTTCACCCCGATTGGACCAAAGTTGCACAAGTTGAAATAATTGATCTTGATACGATATATATTAATCAATTTAAACAAACAGGTGTGCTGCATTATATAGAGAATTCATTTTTAGAAGATTATATCAACCATGCTGGCTGAACACGACAACACAATTATTACAGACGAAGAAATTCTTCGAATTTCTAGTTCTACTGAGAGCAACGGTCTTTATAAAATATATTTTGATAACATTACTGGTGATATTTACGCTATCACAAATGAAGTTAACTCGGCTTATTCTCATCATATAGAAGTTCCATCTACGGATATTGAAGATTTTCTAAGTGGTAAAATAAATTATTCTACCTATCGAGTATCATATACTAGTCCTACAGAATCTAAGATTGTGCAAAAAGATGCACAAAATGATGATCAACGAGTGTTATTACAAATCCCTGTGTTGAAATCTTTTGCTGGTGCATTATCTATTAAGAATAATACCAATACTAAACAATGGGCATTTAAACTCAACGAAGAAGAAAAATCGTATATAAAAAAATATAAGATTAATTCCAAGTTAGAATTCTATGTAACATTTTTAAAGAATGCTAGTTATCTAATACGTACAATCAAAATTGACACTATTGATTTAGCATACAATGACACTGTATATATAGATCACGTCACATTGACAGAACAATCGTCAAACAAAATAAAATTTTATACTAAACCATTTTTTAAATCATACGGATTAATTGCGCCATGACTCAAACAGTTAAAATTCTTGATTACGACATTATCTATCTCAGCTACGACGAACCGAACGCTGAAAAAAATTATGCAGACTTGTTGGCAAAAGTGCCTTGGGCAAAACGTATCCACGGAGTCAAAGGCAGCGATGCCGCACACAAAGCCTGTGCAAATCTCAGTGAAACAGATCGTTTTGTCACTGTAGATGGTGATAACGTTATACGAGAAGATTTCCTTAATCAAGAAGTAAACTTTGATGAGCACAAAGATTTATCAAAGTGCGTTATATCGTGGGCAGGTTATAATGTAGTCAACGGACTTATGTATGGCAACGGCGGATTAAAACTATGGCCAAAACAATATGTTTTAGACATGAAAACTCATGAAAACGCACCCGCCGACGATCCTAATGCACAGGTGGATTTTTGTTGGGATGCTGAATACATACAGATGAATAGATGCTTCAGTGATGTTTATAATAATGCTAGTCCGTTCCAAGCATGGCGAGCAGGATTTCGTGAAGGTGTAAAGATGTCATTAGAAAGAGGTGTTCGTTTAGAAAATAGAACATTCAAGACCAGTATACATTGGAAAAATATGCAACGTTTATTAGTGTGGCTTAACATCGGTAAAGATTCTGACAACGGTGAATGGGCTATATTAGGAGCTCGTCAAGGTTGCTATATGACCAATTGCACTGATTGGGATTACATACAAGTTAGAGACTTTGAATACTTAACAGATTTCTGGAATGAAGAAGTCAACGGTATGACAACAGAAGAATTGTCTGATAAAATTACTTTTTATGGCAATGAATTGAAGAAACGATTAGATCTTGAAATTTGTGATCTAGATGCGGATGCCAGTAAATTTTTCAAAGGTGTCTTTAAAAATTCTAATAGATCAAATTATGGATTTTTGGAAAAAGAATGATTGATATTTTTTATCAAAAAAATAGCAAGGCGGCATCAATGCTACTTGAAAAGTATCCTAATGCAATTCCTGTAGAATCAATTGACGATTGTTATTCTACAAAATATTGTTGGTATGTTGATTATAATGTTACTTTAGACGTAAACTTTTCTTTAAAGTTTGTTATCAACGAGTGGGACGAAACTTACATACATCAATTTGAAAATAATGGTGTTAAAGGATTATACTTAATTCCCTATAGATACAAATTTAAAAAAGATTCGTATGGCGAATTTGAAAATAAAAAAATTATAGAATCTACATCAGTATTTTATAAACAACCAGAATACGATATCTTTTTTATAAGTTGCGGCGAACCGTTTGCTAACGAACATTTTCACATATTAAAAAATCGATTCCCAACTGCACAACGAGTAGACGGTGTAAAAGGTATATATGCAGCTCATAAAGTGGCGGCTATTAAGTCGTCAACTAGTCATTTCTGGGTCGTAGATGCTGATACAATAGTTTTAGAAAACTTTAAGTTTACTTATAAAGTTGATCCTGTAGAATTTGATGTTGTGCATATATGGCACAGTAAAAACGATATCAATGATGCAGTATATGGTAATGGTGGCATTAAATTATTACCAAAGTTTTTATTTGATATTGAACACACAGGCAAAGTTGATATTACTACAAGTCTAAGTGACCAGATAAAAATTTTATCAGAATTAGCTAGCATACATTGTATCGGAAACCGCCCCTATATTGCATGGCGCACAGGATTTAGAGAAGCAGTTAAACTAACACTACAAGACGACGCTGATAGTCAAGAAAGATTAAAAATCTGGATGACCAAAGGTCTCTCTAAACCCAATGGAGGCTATGCAGTGTTAGGAGCCAAGGCTGGCAATAAGTATGCATTATCTAATAGTTTAGATACACTAAAAATAGCCAAAATAAATGACTATGCATGGCTGCATAGTCAGTTTAAAGAAGCATATCCTAAATTATTTATTGCTCACTAAGCAATTTTTTAGCCAGCGGAAATATTGTGCTGATTACCGCTGCACATTCTTTAGCAATTTCCATATGTTCTTTCTGTGTGCCATTAGAACTACGCAGTTCAATATAATGAATCCATGAACGTAATGTTCCGTTCATATACATACGACTCATAGTAAGTCCTTCTGGCAATAGAGCACGAGCCTGTTCTTTAGCAATGCCGTTAGCAATGGCCCATTTGTACTCTTTCTCAACAGTGTATAATACTCGTTTTTGAGCACGTTCCCATTCAATAGCCAGTAAACGTTGGCTTTCGTCGTTCATATCAAACTCAACACTGTTTTGTCGATTCTTTGTGTCCTGAAATCTTGCTTCACGAACAACAAACGCTTCGGTCATCTCTGCTGTGGGATCAGCATAACGTTGACTGAATTCTTGAAACGAAAAACTTCTATGGCGTAAAATTTGTCGTGCAATGTCTCTAGTAGTTTCGATTTCCAAACACATACTGACCATTTCGAGAGGCGACCAGTGCTGATGTTTGATTAAGTAGCCAATTAGTTTTTCACTGGTTTCTGTGTTAAATTGATTAGCAGGATTACTTACTCTGGCACAATACGCTACAAGATCTTGTGCATCATTGATTTTTAGTTTCTGAAATTCAGCAGTTGGCTGACTATGACTTACCAGTTGTATTTTCACAATTTTCTTTTCTTTAAAAATTTACCTGTGATCTTTAATATATCACGTTTTACTTTTTCGGTATCTAGTTTGAAATCAATATTACTAATAGCATCGTCGTATGCAGTGAAAAATTCTTGAAGTTCTGCTTCTACTTTCGAAGAATCATTGCCCCTAAGTTTTGATCTCACAGAGATACTCCAGGATCTGCCGTCTTTAAAACTAATGAGTATTGAATCCAAATATTTTATTGGAATAACTTTTAAATTAATTTCTCCAAAAACTTCAGGCCAATGATCTATTACTTCTTTAGGCAAAGTTTTTTTTAAAATCACTTTTCTTTTGGATCCAATTCTAAAGCCATTTTTCTAAGTTTAGCTGCTTCTTTGTATAATCTATCAGCCTCACTTCTATATTTGGCTGCACGATCAACAGAAGTCATGTGTTCTTCATCTTTAGGAGGAGTAATGTCTTTTACTTCTACTATTTCTTTGATCTCAGTTTGTGAGTTTTCAGATTTAACATGAAGATCATCTATAGCAATACCACGTTGTTCGGCAATTAACGCATTGAGTTCGTCAAGATTAATGCTTTCACTCAGTGTAGGTGTCATTGAGATATCGCTAGTAGGAACACGAACCATACGGCCTTGTGTATGTAGTGCTGCCAACATTGTCGAACCATCAGGAAAATTAGTTCTGCTCAATACATCAGCCAGTTCATAACTATCCTGTGCTGAACTAGATTCTACCAGTTGAATCAGTGCATCGTGATAACTATCTGGTAAATTTTCAGTAGGAATAATAACGGCGTGATATGCATCGCCTGGCAGTGTTCGATAGGCCACAAGACATTTTTTGCCTGTGGCTTTGACTCTGCCTACATGTTTAAGTTCAACCATTTGCTGGTCCTTTCTGTGCGGAATTTAAAAAATTCACTAGTTTGTTGTACGTTTGTCCTACCAAGACCATTTCACTAGGCTTAAAGGCACCGCGTGTACTGGCAACATCAATGATCATTTTCATAGCATTGAGATCGCTGATATTTAAATCGTTGTCAGCCGGTGGTGCAGTACCTTCTGGAGGGATTGGTTGTTGTGTTGGTTCTTGTGTTGTGTTTTCAGTCATATGACATCTCCTTTACTTTAATTATCTATGTACTAAATGCGGACAGGCAAGTTTGAAGAAACTTAATTCTTTTTCAACTTCAAATCCAATTTTATGGATATATTCAATGGTATTGTTATGTAGTACAAGCCCATCGCCTGTAAAATATCTTCCTTTAAGATGTCGATAAATCCAGTCATCTATTTTTTTTAAATTAGTAGTTGAAACTTCGTCTGTGTAAAAAAAATGGTGTGCTGGAAATTGGACACGTCTAATATCAAAAATATTTAACGGATTTACTTTGAGTTTATTCATTTGATACCAATAATCATATGTCTATTATAAGACACATTTTTAAATTGAAAATTCATTGTTCCAGAAAATTTTAAATCAGTTAATGGATAAGTTTTGATAAAATCATTCAATGATTTTGGTCTTGATACATGATCTGATATTTTAAGATCATTGCCTTGTAGTAATACTAAAGTTCCCTTGGGAATTAAACTATACCATAATTTAGATTTAAAATGTTCACTGCTGGTATTTACAACACAATTAATTTTATCGGTATCGTAAGTGTATTCTAATTTATTAGCATCAGACGGATAAGCACGAAATTTCCAATCTTTGATTTCCCATGCATTGTTGATTTTATTGGCATTGTAAGACGCTATGGGATCTAGGTCTACACTTCTGCAATACTCAATATCAATGTTTTTTCTAACAGATAGAATAAAATGCAAAAGAGAATACCAGCCACCGAGAACATACATTCTTAGCGGACTAATATTGAGATCGTTAACAATCGATTCCAATTGCTCAGCGGCCCAAATTTTACTTTCAATTTGACCCGCCGAGAACGCATCCGCATCAATCTTCAGTAATTGCGTCATAGTATGCTACAGTGCCAAATGGCGGAACAATTGACTCATTGCCGTGGATGACAAATACAGTATCGCAGTAGTTTTCATCACCCCATGAACCATACGGATATCCGTCAGTGAACATGATAAACTTTTTAGGATTAATATCATGTTCCTTCATGTAGTCCCAGTTAACATCGAATTCTGTTCCACCACCACCTTGGATATCATAATCTAAAAGATCACTACCCCCGTGAGCATCAAAGTCTTGTTCATTGTACACACGAGTATCAAATGTCCACAATTTAATTTTGTAATCTTTAAATTCTTCCATGATGTTTTTAATCTCGCCGAGAAAGTCCTGTGCCATTTCGTTTGAAATAGAGCCACTCATATCAAGACTGACTGCAATGTCAATTGTTTCGAGATAATTCATGCCTGGCAGTATTGCACCAATGTGCCATCCCTTACGACTGGGACGAGCAAATGTATAGTCATTACGGATAGTGCTTTGAATTTGCTGCCGAATAATTTGCCGCCAATTCATTTTAGACTCGGTCATGTCTTTGATCATTCGAGACACAGATGACGGAATATTACCAGCACCTGCCGCACTCGCTGCCTGCATCACTGCATCTTTTACTTCATCTCGAATTTTTCGTAATTCTTCTTTGCTGTGTTGGGGTCGGTTAGTGCCGTCACTGTCTTTCTCCCAATCAATGTGTTCGTCTAACAATTGACCCAATGCGGCAAGACTTTTCTCATCTTCTTCATCGTAAATTTCGTCGTATACTTGTTCACAACTTTTACCGTAATGTTTAGGATCGTGGAAAATTTTAATTTTAGGTGGAACTTCCCCAATTTTATCACGCACTAATTGTCCATTGACACAGTAGTCGGCAGCGGCATTCCAGATGCTTCGATTGCGACCTTCTACACGCATCATGTGATCAAAAACATTGTGTAAAATTTCATGTGCAATGACAAATTCTACTTGTTTTGGAGTAAGATCTTGGAAAAATTCTCGACTGTAAAATAATGATCTACCGTCAGTTGCGGCAGTGTTACACCATTCGCTACCATCTACAATTCGCAAACGAGTAGCCATGTTACCAAAGAATGGATGACGTAGCAGTAGACCAATTCGAGCCACAACAATTTTATCGACAATGGGATCTAATTCAGACATAATTGTTCCTTTGTATAATGTATATATTATAACAGGACCCTAAGGTCCTGTCAATTGATTTTGAATTAGATCAGCGGCGTTCGGTTGCTTGACTAATGTACTTACCATATTTGGCATGGAAGGCATCAAAGCAGGTAATCTCGTCCGGATCCAACGGCAGTTGATATTGAGTTAATGCAAGTTTAGTACCCATAACAACCAACTCGGTTTCAAAGTTATTCATCATGAATTCAAAGAAACAATTGACTTGATTGTTCCAATCTTTGGCATTTTTGTCGGCAGCGTCTTTGAGTTCATAACACAATGACACAGTTAATGAATACATAGCGGAGATTTCTTTAGTGTCCATTTTCTTAACCTTACCTTTAAGAATGTCACTTGGATTGGGCAGTTTGCCTGAAACCTTGCGGTGTGCCATAAACTTGATTGCCAAGCCTTCTCCAACACCCCCAGAAATTAAATCTGCCAAAGTGTTTTCGTCACCATCGTCGTCTGCCAACAAATCGGATACAAATGTCCAACTACGAGGTGTAGCAAATGACCTGCTGTTACTTTTAGGATCAAAGTCATACAGATCTTTTTTGGAGAATTGCAAAAATCCTGCAACATCCTTGTGAATACGATTGGCAGTAGCCCAGTCAAACCAATCGTCAAAATCCACTTTCATTTCCAAGTGAATAAAGCGGTTAGCCAACGGAGCAGGCATACGATAAGTAACACCCTTGTCTGCCTCACGATTACCAGCCGCCACAATCAGCACGTTATCTGGCAATTTGTAAGTACCAACTCGGCGATTCAACACCAATTGATAAGCCGCAGCCTGTACAGCAGGAGCAGCCGAATTCATTTCGTCCATGAAAAGAATTACATTTTTATACTGGCTTGCCATCTGTTCATCTGGCAGTTCTGATGGAGGAGCCCATACCATTTTGTTGATAGTTGAATCAAAGTAAGGAATGCCTTTAATGTCTGTAGGATCCCATAGACTCAGTCGAATATCAATCACGTGAGCATCAATTGTTTTGCCAATTTGATGAACAATTTCACTTTTGCCAATACCAGGAGGGCCCCACAAGAATAGAGGACGATTATGTTTAAATGCTTTTTGGACGGCACGTTTAGCGGCCTTGGGTCCTACTGTACGGGTGGATATTTCTGACATACTAGCTCCTTGTAAAAAACTGTTTAAGTGCTTATTGTATAACAAAACACGGAGCCCGTCAACTTATTTTGGCTAAGTCTCTTCAGATTTTTTTTGTTTGTTTATGGCTTTGATTAACCCATATTTTCGGATATCGTCGGAAAACATGTAAAGTTCAAAAGATTTTTTTTCCGAAAAAACGGTTAGACTTGCATAATCTAAAAAATATGGACAATCCAAAAATTTGTCCAAAAATATTATAATTTGGGGACTTAACTCAATCTGATCTGTAAATGGAACTTCGTAGGATGCTAGTTCTAATATATCGGTTAAAAACTCAAATCCCTTGTCTGTTAGGCGTAGTCCGCCTTCTTTTTTGGTTCTAGTGTTGAACCACCATGTGTGTTTGTACAAGCGAATATTTGCAGGGTCAACACTTTTGCCCCACTCTTTTAAGAACATTTTGGTATAAAGTTCTTGAGTAATCATTTAAGTGTGGTGCCGCTGGTCAGCACCGCTACAGTAAAATCTTGACATTGAAATTGACTGTTCAATTTTTTAGCAAGATTAACAGCATGTCCGGGATTGCTGAAACTTACTTTTTTATATTTTGGGCCAGGATAGTTTACTAAACTGTTAAAACTTTTTAAGTTAAATGGTTTTTCTTTATAAAACACCGCCCAAATAGCATCAGCATCGAGTATTTGCTCGCACTTGTAATTTTTCTTGTTGACATATTCTAATAATATACGTGGCTTTGGTCTGCTCATAAGTTCTCCATAAACTACGTATATATTTATCTACTGCTGATTAGAAAACCCACCCCCGTCTAATTGTACAGTAACAGTGTCACCTGTGCTTTTTTGTAGATTTTTTAACAACAATTCGTAGTCTTGATTGACTTTGCTAAGAATTTCTCCCAACGCATAAGACAACAATTTTGCATTCTTTATGTCTATTCTAATCTCTTTTTGTTGGCTGATATCCGCTGCTTTTATCTGTTGTATTAGAGACGTTATAGGATAGGTATTAATCGGGTTTGACATTGCTCAACACCTGTTTTAATTCTAGTTCTGTTCGATATGGTCCTTTGTAAGGATATCTTTCTACAGTAATTAATTTAGGACAAAAACTTTTGACCCATCCTTTGTTAAACTGAATGGCATAATATCCTGCACAATATAAACTTTTGCTTTGAGAACTTTTGGTATACAGCGGCAATTTTCTCTGAACATCGTACATGGCATTATATGGCTTAGACGCTGAGGGAAATGTATGTACGTCATTGTCCTGCGCACTAGGCGGCCCGCTTTTAATTTTAGATTGAAAAAAATCTTTGCCAAATCTTCTTATTAGATCATCTTTTTTATTAAATGTGGCTTCGCCTGTTTTAGAACTCAACATAAATTTGTTGTTTTCTTTTTTGTGCAAGGTAGCCACTTTTTCACCATCTTCTTCAACTATCCAAAATTTACCATCTACAATGGGTTTTGCTGTTATATTCATTTATTTTTTATTTCCTTAGTTACACGGTAGTATTCATACTGATGGGTTGTCTGATACATATTTTGCTTGAAAAGGTTGCGCATACTGCTGAATGTTGTCTGCAACACGTTGCAAATCAAACAGATTACAAAATTTTAACAATCTAATTCCTACTTGATCTACATTTTTTGGATCTGTTGTCTGTATATCTATAGTTTCTTTAATTATAGTCTTGATTGCTGTTGGCTGTGCAGATAAATCAATAAGTTGTACATTACGGTTGTAGTCATCTAAAACTTTGTGTTCTTTGCCCTCGTGGTCAACCCATCTCTGAAGCATGAGATTGTTCCACGCGAATCCTTTGCTGTTACGATCTTCAAATGCTTCTTTCATTTTGGTTTTACGCACTCCGGGGTATGCACTAAACACATTGTCACTGGTGTCACCGCGAATACATTTTTCAAATAGCAGCCATTCTGGATCGGGTATAGACTTGGGTTCTTTAGTCTTGGAATCTACAACCAGCCGACCTTTTTTGTCAAATATACCAGTGTGCGTAGTCAACGTTTCTGCAACACCATTATATTGCTTAACATTGGGCGCAATCAATTGCACGAAGTCGCTGTC